GCGCGCCTCCACCGTTGCCGCGACTGCTGCGGCCAGGCGATGCAGCCGGGCGTTGAACCAGCGGCGGATCGCGTACGAGCGCACCACGCTGATCACCGTGTAGATGCAACCCATGGCGAAGTTGGCGCCCGGCGTGATGTGGAAGCCGAACAGCGGGAAGATCAGCATGTTCGCGCAGTAGTTGATCGCGAAGCCGATGATCACGTTGATGATGGCCTCGATAAACGAGCCGAGTCGGGTTTGGGTCATGGCTGCAGCTCCTTGACCGGGCGATCATCGCCCTGCGGGAAGGTCTTCGAGTACAGCGTCAGCATGCGCAAGTTGCACATCGCGTGCGCCAGGTGCGGCAGGCCGGATTCGGGGTCGCACTCTTCGCCGCGCTGCCAGGCAGCCATGTGGCGCATCGCGCAGGCGAACGGCACCGACCAGGCCATGCCCTTGGTCCAGTTCCAGGCAGCGTACTTCTGACGGCCGTACATCCAGACGCGCGCCTCATCTTCGAGCGTGCCCATCGGGATCAGGGAGAAGTCCGGCTTGCCAGCGTTGAAGCGGGCGCCGCTGCCCTTCGCGTCGCTATTGATGTCGCCGATGCCGCCGGCGGATGCTGCTTTCATATCGCCCATATCATCCTTTCGTTTCGGGTTGTGCTGCGTTGTTGTTTTGCGCCTTCGTGCGCTGTTTTTCGACCCATGCCGTGCGATCTGCGGTGCCGGCCCAGTCCTGCGCATACCTTGCGCATTTCTTCGTGCCCCACGGTGTGAACGGGTTTTTGATCTTTACGGCCGGGTCGTTGTCGTATCCGTGACATCGGCCGAGGCCAACCTTGGCGTGCTCTGGATGCGCTTTCATCTTGAAGTGCTTGCACAGGGCGCAGATGTCCTTGATCTCGTCGGTCATGCGGCTGATTTCTCCTGTGCCTGCTTCAGCATCTGCTTCAGGAAGCCGCGTTCTTTCGCCGGGCGGATCTGGTCCTGGATCGGGATCGGCTCAGCGGCCGGCGTCGTCGGGCGGACGAACACCTGCGGCGCCGGCGGCTTCCCGCCGTTGTCGATCGCGGCGCGGATGCGCGCATCCCAACTCTGCGTCGACTCGCCGTAGTGCGCGGCGCCGACGCCGACTTCGTTGGCTTTGGCCAGCCGGGTAGCGTCGCTCAGCCACCAGGCGCCGCCGCCGGCCGGCTTCTTGGCCACCTCGGGTGGCGTCCAGTCCAGGTCATAGTGCTCACCGGGTCCGAAGAAGGTCTCGGGCGACTTGATGTACTGGCCGGTCGCCTGAATATAGGTCGCATATGCGCGCGTGCCGATGAGCATCGCCTCGACCGTAGTGCCGGCCTTGATGCGCGCCGACCACGCCTTGAACGTGAGGCGCTTGTTCGCTCCCGGTCGCTGCGGGTAGGCCTGCCACACTTCCTCGAATGCGGACGGGTAGTCGTTGCGCTTCATCTTTCCCGGCGCCGCGGCGGCGCGCAGCGCCTCCAGCTCGTCGAGGATCTCGGCCACCGTCGACGACTTCATGTGCACCGTTTCGCGGTTGGCGATCAGTTCGCGCAGAGGGGAGTAGTCACGCATGACCGCCCTCCCCGATGTTCGCGTAGCGCTTCGCCAGGAACACCTGGCCGGCGCCCGTCACCATCGTCGTGAAGGTCGGATGCTTTACGCCGTCCTTGTCCGTGTAGGGCGCCTGCTCGACCACGCTGAAGTAGCCGCGGTCCAGATACTTCTGATACGGCAGATTGTTGTCGAGCAGGATGCCGTCGGCCTTCAGGCGTTTGAAGAACCGGTTTTGCCCGAAGCCGAGCGCCTTGGCGATTTTCCCGATGTGGCACGTGCCCTCGATCTTCCGCACAGCCTCCGCGAACGCCACCTTCGGCGCGTCAGCAGCGACCTTGCCCTCGAGGGCGAGGCGCTCGGTTTCGGTCTGCAAGAGCAACTGGATCACCTCGAGCCGGGACATCTCGACAACCGGGCGCGGCGCGGCGAACTCCAGCTCCATCCAGCGGTCGATGATCCGGGCGCGCAGCACCGGGTTGTATCCGGACGCGACGATCAGGCAGTCGCGCTTCTCCAGGTCGTAGACCATCGTCGGTCGACCGCCACCTTCCGGAAAGTGTTGCCGTGCAGTATTACGACCAAGTCGTAAAACCCCTTCATTCATCAGGCGCTCGATTGAGGCGATCACGTCGTTGTGGCGCGCCTCGCAGATGTCGGCGATTTCACGGCTCGACATCGTCTGCGCCGCGGCGGCGTTTTGCAAATTCACCATGCTTCCCATGTCGTTTCCTTTCTATTACATCAGCGCCGAGAACCAGGTCTGTGGCGCGATTCGTGTTTGCGCGGCCGTCATGCCCGCCCGGGCGATGCCGATGTATCGGGTGTAGCGCACATCCTCGGCACCGCCGGCCAGCGCCTTCTCAACTGCCTTGCGGACGCGGTGCCGATACCTGCGATTGCCCTCGGCGCCGGTCCGCCGGTGCAGCGTGCACGGTGCGTCCTCGCCGTGGCCGGCAACGATCACCGGCTGGTAGGCGCCGCTCCCGCGAGCGTGCCGCCACTTCCCGATGTGGCACAACTGCGACTTCATCACCGAGAGGCGGTACCGGACCTGCTGCAGCGTCATGCTTGTGCGCTCGACGATCTGGTCCATGGTCGCCGGCAGGACGGCCAGGATCCGGTGAGCCTCGAGGTCGCCGTAGCTCGGGTTGCAGTCCGGGCAGCGGGCGGCGCCGCGCTTGATCGTCGGCGCGTCCGCCTGCAGCATGTGACCGCAGGTGCAGGCCAGGCGCCAGACCGCACTGCCATGCTTGGTGACGCCGGCGCGCTCGACCGCCGCCAGATTGGCATAGGGCGAGGCTGGCGGCTTCGCGGTGCGCTGGCCGGGCATCGTCATGCCGCCTCCCGCTCCGGCTGCGCCGCATCCATCGCCTCCATGTCGAACAGCGATGGCATGCTGACCTCGCGCTCCATCGCCCGGCAGTAGTGCACCTGGTCGGCGAAGTAGGCAGGATTCAGCTCCGAGCCGGCGCCGCGGCGGCCCAGCTTCATCGCGCGCACCGGCACCGTGCCCAGGCCGCAGAACGGGTCGTAGACCACGTCGCCCGGGTTGCTGTAGCGCTGGATGATGCGGTCGACGATGTCGATCTGGAACGGGCAGACGTGGTTTTCGACGGCGCGCGCCGACTGCTCGCCGTTCAGGGTGCGCATGCGCACGATGTCGTGCCAGACCATCGGATCGGCGCTGCCGGGCGCCAGGCTCATGTAGGTGGCCGGCAGCGCCTTGTTGGCCAGCATCTGCTCGCCGACCGCGACGTGGTACTCGTAGTTGTAGACGTTGGCCAGCGACAGGTCGGTGAACATCTTCGCCAGCTTGGCCGGGCCGTAGCTGGCCAGCTCCTGGGCGCTCAGCAGCCGGTCGCCGCTCGAGCGCCAGAACGCGTGCGCATCGACCTGCCAGCGCGCGACGCTGTAGCCGGTACCGGGCACCGGCGGCAGCCGGCGGTCGAACGGCACTTCGGTACCGTCCTCGCCCAGGCACAGCGGCTTGGCCTTCGTCACCGGCTCGTCGGCGTAGCCGCGGCTGCGGTCGGTCTGCGGTTTGTGGAACAGCAGGATGTATTCCGGGCTGCCTACACCCATCTTCGTGCCGTCCTTGCACACCTCGCTGTAGCCCAGGCGGTAGGTCTGGTTGTTCTCGCGCACCACGTCGGTCACCACCGTGATCATGCCCAGGTAGTCGAAGCCGTGCTTCATGCCGTGGAACAGCGCCTCGGCGTGGAACGGACTGACGGTCGGCACGCCGGCGCCAGTCACGTTGCCGAAGTTGATCCGGTCCTTCACGTGGCAGGCATAGATGCGGCCTGGCTGCAGGATCCGGCGCAGCTGCGGCGTCAGGAAGTCCATCTGCGACCAGAAGTGCGCGTTGTCCTGGGTGTGGCCGAAGTCGTTGTAGCTGGGCGTGTATTCGTAGTGGTTGGCGAACGGGATGCTGGTGACGATCAGGCCGACCGAGTTGTCCGGCTGCTGCAGCGCTTCCAGCACGCAGTCGTTGTTCGCGACGGTGAAGCGCTCGCCGGTGACCACATGTCGCTCGACACCGATCGTGCGCGCCAGGGAATCCTGCATCGACAGCTGGTCCAGGCCGTACGAGCGGATGATCTCGCCCATCTTCTCCTGCATTTCGTCGTGCCGGCGCCACTTCTCTTGCAGCTCGGCCAGCACCGCACGCTCGACCTCGGTGTGGATGATGTCGATGCGTACCGGGTGCGCCTGCTGGAAGCGCTGGATCCGGTGGATGGCCTGGATGAAGTCGTTGAACTTGAAACCGATGCCGGCGAAGATCGCGCGGTGGCAGTGCACCTGGAAGTTGCAGCCGCTGCCGGCGATGATCGGCTTCGTCGACAGGATCCGGAACTCGCCGTCGCTGAACCCGGCGATGCGCTGCTCCCGCACGTCCAGGTCCTGCGTGCCCCACACGCTCATCGCCTCGGGCAGCGCCGCCTGGATGGCGTGCCGCTCGTCCTCGAGGTCGTGCCAGATCACGAAGTGGTCCGCCGGCGCCGCACCGACGATCTCCGCCACCTTGGCGACGCGCGCAGCCAGGCTCTGCCGCTTCTCGCCGGCGGCGGCCGACAGGCCCATGGCAACATTCGGGATCAGCAGGCCCTGGCCGTTCTTCTCGGCGCCGGCCGCCTCGTAGTCGCTCGGCACCTCGTGGTAGTGCACCTCGAGCGGCGGCAGGTCGTAGCCGGCGTCCGAATGCCCCAGGTCGCTCGGCTTGCGGATGAAGCACGCCCAGCTGGCCACCCACAGCCAGAACTCCGTTTCCTTGTGTGGGTACAGGGTCAGGTTCCCGGCCTTCTCGCTGTCGCGCTGGAAGAAGCGCGTCAGCGCCTGGCCGGTGTCCATCACACCCAGGAAGCCGGCATAGTGGATCAGCTCCTTGAACCGGTTCGGGCTCGGCGTGGCCGTGAACACGAACTTGAATTCGACCTGGTCAAACATCGGCAAGAATTCCTAGTAGGTCTTGCTGCCGTAGCTGCGCAGCACGCTGGCCTCATCGAGCGATGCCGCTCCGAAGCGGGCGACGTCGATCTTGCCCTCGCGGACGGATTCATAGTTCGTCATGTAGACAGTGCCCGGGCCGCCGATCTCGTCGTCCGACCGGATGAACTTCAGGTCGACGGCGTAATCGCCGGTGAAGCGTTTCGCCACCTCGCGCACGAACTCCTGGCGCACGCCAAGCGGCAGCACGATAAGACGGTACATATCGGGGAAGCGGATGCCGATCTGGCGCATCACCTCGAGGTTCGTGCTGGTCTTGTGCAAGCCGAACGAGGCGAAGACGGCGCGCTGGCCGCCCTGCAGCGCCCAGCGCACGATGTCGCGGGTGTGCGGCTTCAGGCCCGGGTTGATCTGCTCGAGAGGCACATCGAAGCCGCGCGCCGGCGCCAGTTTGATCTTGTCGCGAAGGAAGACGTTGTATTCTTGTAAAATGTTGGCAGACATAATTACTCCACGGTGATTTGTTCAGAGGCCGCGCCGGCTGCAACCGTCGCGGTCTCGCTATTCGCGAGCAGGCCCTGGGCCCGCAGTTTTTCTTGACTCTCAGCCCTAGCCGCATCGAAACGCGCGTCGACCACCGCGCGCGGCGTGCCGCTGGCCGCATACCCGCCATCCAGCCATGCATGGCAGTGCGAGCACCCGTAGCAGCCCTCGTGATCGGGCGCCTTCAAGCCCATGCCCTTCCCGTCCGCCAGGCGGTTGGAGTGGCACCAGACTGTGGTTTCCGGGTTGCGGCTGCAGATGCCGGCGAAGCGGAGCGTGCACTCCTGGCCCTGGGCCGAGGCGCGGATCGGCGTCATCTTCGGGCGCTTCGATTTCATGGTGCTGCGCGGCTTGGCCAGCTTCGATTCCCGGTTTTGCGGGAATGCCGTTTTCGCCTGGACCGCGGCGACGCGCAGCAGGCCGGCGCCGGCGGCCGGGGTCTTGAATCCGCTGCCGCGTGACATCGCTATCTTGCGCGGGCCGAAGCCCTTGCCGGGCGCCATGGGCTTGCGCTGCTTGAGTGAGCCGCCCGGCTTGAGGGTTGAGCGGCGCGTCATGCTACGATGTCCTTTTTGCAAGGAGATATGCAATGGACCGAATGGGCACGTACCGAGGCTATGAGATCGCAATTGAGTCCCACTGCGATCCCCTGTCGGGAGCCGACAAATGGCACTGTTCTGTGCAGATCAATCTGATCGGCACGCCAGCCACAGAGCCTCGTTTTGCCGTCCAACCGTCGGACGACAATCCCGGCGCAGCGCGAACCAGAGCCATTCGCATTGCGAAGTCGATCATCGACGAGCGGCCCGGTACGGCACCGATCGGCGAGGCCGATCTGCCCGACGAGTAGGGCGACGGCGCTCATGGTGCCACCCGCTTGAACTCGACCACCCACACCCACGGGTTGGCGTTCCAGCTGCCGGCGCCGTTGATGCTCTCCCACAGCGCGTGGTACGCCTGGACCGGGCATGAGTAGCGCGTCGCCCAGCCCTTCGTGGGTTCGTAGGCGACGTCGTCCAGCGGGTATTCAGCGTCGCGCCACACGTGCTCGTAGCGGTGCAGACCTTCGGCGACCGCGTCCTTGCGGCTGATGTCCTGCAGCCGTTCGACGCGCACGCCGGTGATCTCCAACAGGATCCGGCTGGCCCAGCGCGGCATGTGGATGCTCGGGCGCCACGTCAGGCCGGGCCCGTCCCAGCCCTCGCGGTAGATGCAGTGGTCGGGCTTCTGGAACTTGCGCGGGATCTCCGACAGCGACGAGCCTTTGCAGCCCATGTACTGGGTGTAGTGCCAGGTGCCGTCGTCCTCCGGGTCTTCCAGCCAGGTCTCACGCACCCACAGGCGGTCGCCGGGCTGGCCGAGCGGACAGGCGTGCCAGTGATCGGCTGCGGTATCCGGGTGCTCGGACCAAGGCCAGCGGCTGCCGTCGTCGCGCTCGCCGATCTCCTGGCAGTTCGACTTCAGGATCCGCCGCGTCTGCGTCTTGCTGCCGTCCAGGATGGCGCGGACCATCGGGCCGTTGAAGAGGATTGGGCGCTCTTTCATGCCTCACCTCCGCCGATGGTCTTGATGCTCAACTTCTCGCGCACCGACCAGGCGGGCACGTCCGCGCGCGGGCCGCGGCGGTTCGGGATGTACTGCTTGCTCAGGCCCGGGCTGGCGAACACGTTGCCGCGGTACGCTGGCGCAGTCGGTTCGCCGGCCAGGGCGGCGCGCGGCTTCTTGCAGTCGAAGTGGCGGCCTGCGAATTCCGTCACCTCGATCTGGCCGGCCGGCGTCTCGCGCAGCCAGTCGAAGTCGAAGGCCTGGCGCAGCTTCTCTTCGCGCCCACCCTTCGGGCCGAAGTCCATCGCGGCGAACAGTTGGTCGCGCGTCATCGCACCGCGCTTGTGGAGCATCGAGGCCGCGGCGTAGATGGTCGCGCTCTTGTTCGGGGTTACTTGAATGACGGGCATTATTTGGCCCTCCCAATTACGTATTTAGCGAGTGAGCAGCCGCCGGCATGCGGCAGGCCCTGAAGTGCGCCGTATGCGACGCAGCGCGGACTCGACAATGCGAAACTAACGCGTGCTAACATTTCAGTTTTGAAAAACTTCCGTCCACGATGAAGCTTCTGGAGCGTTTTGGGGTTGTGATCATGTCCCTCTGGCTGCTTTACGCTTTGCACGAGGGTGTTAATGCCTTGGTGCGAGCGCACAACTGGCAGCCGATGACAATTTCCGACTGGGGAACGTGGGTCGGCTCGGTCGGCACTGTCGCGACTCTGATAGGCACTATCTGGCTTGCGACCGCAACAGAGCGTCAACGGAAGCGAGAGCAGATTGACTTGGCGATAATTGCGGCAGCGTCCATGACCACGTGGATTACGAATCTTCGTAGCGCTATATGGATCGCGAATCAAACCCTTCCGGGTAGCTTGAGTGCGCCAGATGATGCTCGACTGGCTCTCATTGATTGCATTAGCACAATCGACCGGGCTGGCCTCTGGACGAGAGAAGACCTCGTGCCGCTTGTGTACTTGCCTCATCATGCCGCTGCGCGCCTCGCGTCGCTGAGTGTGCAGATCACTTCCGCACTCGCGGTTCTTCGGCGAACTAGCGAGAAGGCCGAGTTGGGCATTGGGGACATCCTGGGCATCAGGAATGTACTCTCGTCTGAGCTGCAGTTTTACGTCACAGAACTCAGCGCCATTCA